ACTTCAGTTGCCAAAGCTAAACGACGTTCGGCCCGGATAGTGATTAAGTTTTTAGTAAAGTTATCGCTATCAGACTCGGACATCTCAACAACCACACCCTCGCGGTTGTAGAGTGTGTAAGCCTGCGAAAACGCGCCCATGGCGAACGTATCAGCCGCTACACCGACCGACTGAACAACAGGGATACCAAACAGTCTCATTACGCCAGCTTGGTCGACAGTGACACGTGCTTGACCGGCTGCAGTGGTTAAGAGCTCGATTTCAATTGTCGCAAAATCAGCAGGATTTAAGAGGATTGCTTCAGCAGGATAACCAGCAGACCAGCAATCTGCATATACCTTACGTAACAAGACTAGCTTTTTAAGAGTAGAGCCTAAGTCAGCGTTAGCGTAACCGTGGGCGGTAAAATTACCCGTATCGAAAATACCCGAGATATTGGGAGCAACACCATCGCCTACGCAGAGTTGCGTTTCGACTTTACGCTGCACACCATAGCGCATACGGTTATTAACGTAGGCCGCCAACAGAGTGTTATCCATTGCAACCTGACGGCTGATCTTGATCCAATGCGCAACCGTAGAGATTGGCATATTAACCAGAGACCAGGTCAAGCTAGACTCAGGCTTAGACGCGCCTTCAGCAGTTTCAGCTGCGTTATTGGTAAAGACATTCTCTTTTGTAAATTCGACCGCGTTGCTATTGGTCGTTGTACTGTTTAACAAAGACTCAATAGTGAGCGTTTGGGAGGCCCCAGGAACGATTCCTGGCCTACGATCAGGCGCTACGTTTGTATCAGACCCTGTAATGGTGTTTTTAACCTCTACACGTGCTTTTTGAGTACGGCCACCTACAAAGTCCCCAAAGGCAGATGCTTTTACAACTTGGGCGCCCCAGGATTCATCCAGCTTTTCGCTTGGGGGAGAAGTAAAGCCTTTTTGCTCTAAGACCATAAGCCGGTTAGCTAACTCAGCTTGTTCCACCCCTAGGTTATCTAGGGCGGTCTTAGTGTCAGCGGAAACTTTACCGATGGTTTGCAGCTCACCATCTGCTTTTGCAGACATGGCGGCCATGGTTCCTTCTAGCTTTTCCAGGGATTTAAGTACAGTTTCAATGCTCATATAAACCTTTCGGGCATAAAAAAACCGCCTTTCGGCGGTCGGTTGATTGCGAGATGCAGCGCTTAAATAGTTAACAGTCGATCAATACGATCTTTTATCTCTGCTAACGCTTTCGCTTCAGGATCTTCTGGGGCATCCCGCCCTTCAAAAATCGCTTTAGCGCGGGAGACAAGCGCCATGGCCTCCCACTTGCCCAGCCCTGCATCCCGCAGTAGCCGTTCAATATCTCGTTCTGTTTTGCACTCTGGTAAGAGCGTTTCAAAGTCAATGGATTTAACAGTAGATAGGTCAATGCGCGCGGCATTGTCAGCGGGGAAAACAACTGGTGATATTTCTTTTAAAACTGACCATTTATGGATCAAACGACCTCCGTTTTGGCTGTCTTTGTAGTCTTTTTTGTGCNNGCTGTCTTTGTAGTCTTTTTTGTGTAAAAACCCCCCAATACTGAGACCGTCTAAGGTCTCATGCAGCATTGATGCGCGCACATCGGACGCTAAGCTATGGTTAGGGGTAAGTTCTCCCTCGACCCATAAACCTGTAGTGTCTTCGTCGACCAATGTGTATTTGCCTACAGGCATATCCCATTTGTGGTTGTAAAACATTTTTGGCGTACCGTTTTCTTTCAGCGTGTCCAAAAACGCGCCTTTTTTGATTGTGTCCCCATAACTATCGACGCCATCCCAAACGCTGGCATAGCCTTTAAAAGACCCAGCATCGCTATTAAATTTAAGTTCGGTTTTGGAAAAGGGGAGTGTTTTTTTGATCAACATAATGGTGACCTATTGGGCAATTACCGAGCCGTCACCGCCTGACGCGGGGGATTGGCCTAGTAAATCGATTGGGAGGAGGTTGCTTTGTACGGTCAATATATTTGCGCCCTCAATTGGAGGATCATTCTCGAGCTGTCTGCATTCATTTCGGGTCTTAATGCCGTTCTGGACGGCCTGCGCATAGACCTGCATACGGTCTTTTAAGGAGCCTCTGAGGAGCGCGTCAAAGTTAAACTCAACGGAGTATCTAGCACGCTGGGCAGCCGTTAATACGCGCTTTGTAAGGGCTTGCTCGACGCTAATTAAGATAGGGCGGACGGTAAATTTGTGGAAACCGTCAATGATTTGTTCAATACCTGAGCCCCAGGTAGTCACATTACTATGATGTATAAGCACGGGGGGCACATCAAACCAGCGGCATATTTCTTCAACCCCGAATTGCCTGGTTTCTAAAAGCTGCTGATCTTCAGGGGAGATGCCGAGCTGCTGGTATTTCATGTTGGCTTCAAGGACAAACAAGCGCCCGGTGCTTGTACCATCGGCCATTTCGCCAAAGGTTTTCTTGATTGCGGCCCGCTGATCCTTGTTAAGGACGTTATCCAACATCAATACACCGGTTGGCTTACCGCCTGCCCCAAAAAGCTTACTAGCGGATTCCTGGGCTTTAGAGGCTTCATCGGTTGTAGCTCGCATAAACTCAAGCTTTGAAAAGCCGACGGTACCGTTACCTAAATTCTTAAGATGGAGTACGTTTTCCTCAGCCAAAACGGCTAAATCATCACCTATTCGGTATAAATAGACTACAGATCCATCGTCTAATACGTTGACTTGCACTTGATCTGCGGGCATTGGCCATAAACTAATGGCCTCTCCATTGGTAGGGTCACGGTCTATACGCGCGTATGCGTTACCACGTAGATCATGATTGAGCATCATGACGCGCCAAAAATCGATTGGCGTCATGCGGCTATTCGGGGAGTCGTGCAGTAATTGATAGAGTCGAGTGGTACGCGCTAGGTCTTTTTGACCATTGGCTGCGCGTTTATAGGTAAATAGGGGTAACGATGCAACCGTGTTAGCTCTACGCTCGACACAAGCCCAAACAGGCGCAAGCTGTAGCGCATGGTCGACCTGGATATTAGAGGGATTGGATATAACCGGTGAGCTAGGTGTACTTAATTGCTCACCCGTTTTATTACTTAAGACGTTTTGTCCTAGGCCAAACCAGCCTAGCATGGACGTCCAAATTTTTGTCATTAAAGGATTAATGGGTCATAAATAAAATCATCAATATTTCCTAATTCTTCAGCTGCTGGCATTACGCCTACGGCCATAGCCAGAGCGACCATACCGTCAATACGTCGGTTTGCTTTACGTTTATCAAACTTCCTAGCCCCAGACTCCCCTACAACCTGCGCATTCTTGGCGCACATTTCAAGGATTGGGTGGTTGCTGTGTCTTAGTTGTTTATTAAGGAGCTTTACTTCTAATTCCCTCAACGCGGGGGTCATTGATAAAGTACCCTGGCCATAAGGGATAAACTTCTCTAATTCGTCCTCAGAAAACCCTACCTTAGACAGCCAGGGTTTTAAGTGAGCAAACAATGCGCGGTCAAACGCCATAACCTGCACATTACAACGGTCAAAAAGCCCCCGTAAAAACTCGCTCACAAACTCATATTCAATGGCACGGCCTGGCGTTGTATTCAGGTACCCTTGCTTTTTCCAAAGGTCGTACGGGACCCTATCTTTCCGGCTCTTTTCAACAAGCCCTTCGGCAGGCAGCCAGAATTCAGAGTGCACTCCACCGTCTTCAGTCACCAGGACTAAAGCGGTTAGGTCGTTCACACTGGATAAATCTAGGCCTCCCCAGACTTTCTTGCCGTCGATAGGGCCGCACTCTCCACCGTTATCTTTCCAAACACTAGCGGAGACAAAAGGAGCTACTGCTTCTACCCTTTGGTTCAGGATAAGATTTCTAAATTCCGGCTCATTGGCAGGCATTTCGATTGCCTGCCTGCATTGTTTTTCTATGTCCCCAACACTTCTAAACTTACCCATTGCTGGGTTCGCGGCGGCCCATGCTTTACGATCATCTAGCCCACAATCCTTTTGGGCTTCGTAAACATGGCAAACTACCCTAGGATCAGGGGCGTTACGCTGCGCATCAATCCAAACGCTGAGCATATCGGCATCTGTCGGAGCCTGCGTAGAGATTGCGATTAATAGAGGGTTTTCGTAGGCTCCTTGAGCGCTGGTAATCGCAGACACAAACTTATCAGTAGGGCCTACAACTTGGCCAACTTCGTCGAGGATAGCTAAAACTGGGCTAAGCCCGTGAGCTGTTTTACCCTCAGCCGATAAAGCTTTATATAAAACGTTTTTACGTAACCCTATTAATCTTTTTCCGCTTGGCTGTACTCTTACTAACTTGCTCAAGACCGGTGACATTTCAACCATCTTGCGGGCGAGCTCAAAAACTACGGCCGCCTGCTCCTTACTCCTTGCCCCGCTCACAATCTGGCTATTCTGGACAGCTTCAGGGCCGCATAAATGCGCTAATAGTAAGCCTGCAATAAGCGCAGTCTTTCCGTTTTTCCTGGCAATCGATAAGATTGCAGTATGTGTTCTTTCAGGGTTATCGTAGATCTGCAGGATAAAATCCCGCTGAAATTTCTGTAACTCAATCGGCTTGCCTATGTGCTCCCCTTCAGGGGCCAGGCAATAAGTTTCTATAAAAGCGCAGACTTTCTCTCCACGCTTTAACTTCTTTTTCTTAGCCATTAGGCCAATAGTTCATCATCCTCAAGCTCTTCTTTCAGCTTGCGGGATTGCCTTTCGGTTTTCCTGGTTTGTGCAAGATCCCTTGAGTCCCCAGCAACACGGCCACCCATCCTTAAGGTACGCATAAGAGCCATTTCCCGGCGGGCAAACTGCTCTAAGACGGACACACGGGGGTTTACCACCATCGTTCCACGCTCGTTCGCGATTACAGTGCTTTCGGCGTCTAGCGCTTGCTGTTCTTTTTCTATGTCGTGCTGACATCTAGCTAATTGGCCAGCAACAACTAGATCAGCCTCCGTCCACTCATCCCTCGCGCGCGCGCGCACGATCCCATACCAAAAAACATCATCACCCTCCCTAAGCTTGACATGTTCAGGGGGCGGGATATCATCCTTTGCAGCGTTCATCATGGCTTTTAAAGCCGCCGCTGCGCTGTCTGATCGTTGTTTTCTCATACTTTTTGTCTGGTTTTATGGGATAGCAGTAAAAAAGAGGGTACCGGTCGGTTTCCAGCCCCAAACCACTAG